TTCAGTTTGATGACTACGAAGAGTGCTGTGCGTTGTTTGAGAAGGATATGGATAGGGCAAACCGTCTGTATAAACTTCAGTTACACAAGAAAGAAATTCTATCCGCAGGGGTTGCATTTCGTAAATAATTTGTTATATTTTATATCGTAAATGGTTGGTTTGAGGCTCTGCAATCATTTACGATAATTCATAAAGAGCCCACAAAGGATAATAATATGCCAATATCTGTAAAGATGAATGAAATGCTTGATAAGATTAACGCTGGTGCTTTCGGTGGTGGTCAGTCCGCTGGCGAAGTACACGATTTCGTAACGGTTAAAAACATTGAAGAACACCGTGGTCAAACCGGCAAGTTGAGCTTAAAGTTGACTCTCGTCACTAAGGACGGTAAGTCTTTCAACGGTTATCTACCGGCAACTGATAAGACAACTGAATCTACTGATAAGAAGGTCGGTTGGCTTGGTAAGGAAGTTGGTGCAGACATCGTCAAGATCGGTAACGCTGTTGCCGAAGACGAAGATGTCAATACTCCGATTGAGTTCACCTTGGCTTTCGGTGTCAAGATTGGTAAGAAGATTGACAAGGCAGCAAAGAAGCCTGTCGTATACGTCGACCGAGTAAAGGAAGGCGAATTCTGGAATACCAAGATTACATTCGGTAAGAAAGAAGAAAAAGAAGCAGTGCCTGAAGAGCCTGTTGACTCCATCTTCACTGATGTAGAATAACATTATTCACCTCACACAATGGGGACTGGTGGTTTTGGTTCCTTTACGTTTTCCCACCAGCTCCCCTTTTTATTATGACTGACAATTATTCATGGCAAGTTTATTTCCAACACAGCAAGACAACGTTTGTGAAGGAATGGGAAAGACTTCGTGATGCATACATGCAGTTCTATTCGTATAACAGAGCGATAGAAGTTGGCACAAGAATTGAGAATTTGAAACATGCAGTCAACTCATTCTTGAGAGTCTATAAAGATGATATGCCTAATTTCTGTCTGTTTCTATCAAAGAACTATGCATTCATGGACAACAATGCATTGAACGTCTTGATAAATGAAAACCGTTTGGAAGTTGAAAAAGTTTTGAAAATTGAAGAAAAGCAAAAGAAATTACAAGAAATACAAGAGGTAAGAAACAACTTCTTGGCATAAGCGGACGGGAGCATTCTCCTTAACAATTAGTGTGGCAATCTATTTACCGCTCCCTCCGCACAAGTTTCTCCTATACGTTCTCCCCGTGGACTTCGGTCTGCGGGGAGTTTTTGTCATTATACATATAATATCCTTTTCAGATAACACTGACGACGGCTGGCCATGTGGGTCTCCGTCGTCTTCTTTATAAATAGTTCAAAGGAGAACGATTATGATGCAATTAACACCTCCAGGCGCTATCGTCCAAGTAGTATTCAGAGATAACTCGGGATGTAGTCACTATCGTCTAAGATACAACACAGCATTCCTTTCTGCAAGCGATCCTGGCATTACACCTATTCTATTGCCAAATCCCATACTTCATCCGGAATGGTTGTCTGGAACTAGGGCAATTTACTGGCAGAGACCAGTATCAGACCAAGACATTCAGATTCTTACTCAACTGAAGGCTGCTCAGCCGAAGTTTGGTTATCGTCTTATTGGCGAGTTTGATGACCTAGGTTGGATTTCACATGGCGAGTTCATTCCAGAATATAACATGGCATCGCTTAATATAAACGGCGAAGCCTTAACAAAGAATATGGCAAAAGTGTTGCCTCTCCTTGATGAAGTGACAGTCACGAATGAATGGCTGAAGAAGTCACTTGAGGATACATTTGACTATAAGAACGTTAGGGTTGTTCCTAACGTTATTCCTCGCTATCTATGGTCAATGGACAGAAAGAAGGATCTTACTGAAGACATTAAAGTTCCAACAATTCTATATTCTGGTGCACCACAGCATTATCGTAACCCAGTACCAAAGTGTCCACAGTTTCCTGAAGGCGTTTCTCCACATAAAGGTGACTGGACTGATGCATGGATTGACTGGGTCGTAAAGTCAGTGATGACAGGAAAGATTAAGCTATGCGTAATGGGAGCATTGCCATTCTTCTTTGAACCGATCAAAGACTTGATTACCTTTATACCTTGGGTTGACTGTATGTCATTCCCTCGCACAGTCATGAGCCTACATCCTGATTTCCTTATTGCTCCTCTGGCTGAAAATGAATTCAACCGTTGCAAGTCTGACCTTCGCTTTATCGAGTCTTGCGCGGTTGGAGCTCCTTTGTTGGGAACATTCTTCAAAGATGGTCCTTATGAGCACATACATACTGACTGCCGTATACCATTGAACGTAACTACAGACCAGTTAGATGAGAAACTTGCAGCTCTATGCAAGAAAGACAAGTATAACGAAATAAAGAACTGGCAGTATGATTACTTGAATGGCGCCGGTAGATGGCTAGAATCAAGTAGACACGTCAATAATCTTGTTTCTGCATTTGATAACAGTCAGACACTGAACCCGTTGATATAAATAGTAGTACGGAGGAGTTTATGAAAGAATTAGTTGATGCGCTAAACGCAATCTTTGAAAAGTATAAAGTGACCGAAAAGGAAGTTGCCGGTATTCAGGATCTCGTATCAAAGATCGAGAACGATAATGAAGAGGAATTTACCTACGGTCAGATTGAACTTAACAAAAACGAGAACGAAGAAGACGAAGATTAAACATAGTGCAGCGGGTGGGGTTTTTGTAGTTCTCCTGTTTTGTCCTTGCTCGCTGCACTTCATTTAAAACATGGAGTAAATAACAATGGAAAAGAAAATTACGAACGAAGAAATCATGGCCGCTTTGGAGATCATGGACAAGAAGTTGAACATTATCGTGAACGTGATGCTGAAGGCCAATGAAGAGTTGACCAAGGAAGGCGTGGTTAAGGAAAATGCCTAGCGGAAAGTCAAAGACAACTGGCAAGGCTAACTGCGAATTACGCCAGTGTGTTGAAGCAAAGATTGCTGCGCATAAAGGTCGTGTAGGATACACGAACAAACTTTGCGGCGTTTGCGAGTATGTACTTAATGTACTCGTGAAGCCGCTTTCTTTTATGTCAGATGACCAGCAGCATAAGGAATTGGAAATTTCCGATTTGACCATTGCTTTGCTAAACATTAACGCGGATCTCGTTCAGCAACATCTTGAAAAGGATGAACTCTATCGTTGTCTTGATAACATTTTCCAAAGAATCAATCCATATCTACCTGAGGACATGAAGGTCAATCGCTTTCGTTTCTCGAAGTTCAACGATTCTGTATTGGCAGAAGACACAAGGGAATACTATCGTTATTTCATTGATGAGATTCTATCTGCCTGCAACAAGATTGAAGACAAAGTGACACGCAACTACTATACTGGTGGCGGAATAAACAAGTTGGAAATCTTGAAGCGTCGTTACAGAAAGAACTGGGGCGATATGAACCGTTCTGTTGAAGTTAAGACAACAGACGCAAATGATAATGTCTTTGAGGTTATCATTAAGGAAGCATAGTGAGACACGTTGAGCTAACATTGCTGTCATATCAGAAAGAATTTATCAGGAGGGTCAATGATCCTCTTGTTATTCTGTGTGCAGGTGTTTCAGCTGGTAAAACTAGAGCTGCTGCGGTTTGGGTTATCTTGGAATGTCTCAAGAAGAAGAGCCGTATCATTGCAGGAGCACAGACTCACAATGCTCTTGAAAAAGTTCTGTTTCGTGAGATTGAAATGCTCCTACGCAAATTTGGAGTGAACTACAAGTATAACAAGGGACAGTACTTCCAGTTAGAAAATGGTTCGGAAATCTTCGGAGCGACAAACGAAAACCCTGTCGCTGTGTTGGGTTTTACTGATATTGACGGTGCTATCATAGACGAAGCGGCTTACGCTTCGGAAGATTTCTTTAACTATACTGCTGACCGTTTGAGAGGTGAGAACATTAAGACACCAAAGATCCGTCTGATTACCTCACCATCTAATGCCCTTGCTTCAAAGTGGTTCAAGGATCTGTGCATGAAGCACCCAGATGCTGTCATTCATGCTACTTCACTAGAGAATAAGTATACATCAGATGAATTCAAGCAACAGTTGATTGACCGTTATGGATTGGGAACACCTCTATATCGTCAACAGGTATTGGGCGAATTCATTGAGACAGATACATCTGATGCTTTGATAACACCAGATAAGTTTGTGGGTTCACCAACATTAGATCCTGGTGCATGTGTATGGATTGGCGTTGACATTGCCCGATTTGGCGTGGACAGAACTTGTATCATCGTAAGAGATCATTCTAAAGTGGTTGACATGAGCATACTGCATCAAGCAGACTCACATGCTATCATATCGGAAATCAAGAAACTGTCTGTCAATAGAAATGTAAAAAGAATTTATCTAGACGGCACTGGTGGTTATTCTTCCGGTGTCTATGACATATTGAAGATGGAAATGGATAACGTCTTCGAGGTCAACTTTGGTGGCAAATCACCCGATGATCTATGCAGCAATAACCGTGCATATATGTATCGTAAACTCAAGGAAGCAATTGAGAGCGGATTCTACGTAAAGGATAAAGACCTGATTGAGGAAATCTGTGCTCAACGATTGAAGTTGAACAACTCTGGTCTGTTCCAACTGGTGCCTAAAGAAGATGTTAAAGAATATCTTGGTGGTAAATCTCCTGACCTTTCCGATGCATTGGCACTGTCATTCTATAGCAACGAGAAATTAGAGAGCCAGATTGCGTCTGCTGAACGTTGCCAACAGATAGCGTCCTTCTTGTTCAGATAGTTTATAACAACATAGATGTATAAATATCCTAGGAGATTTTTATGGCAAAGAAGAAGACTTCAGATAAAGATATCATCAATAAGATCAAGGACTTCTTGTCTAGAAGTTCCGAGTATTATTCTACATTCATCAAGCGAAAGAAGCGTGACTTGGAGATCTATTCTGGTAATTTCTGGTCAGATGACGTGATTAAGGACACTGACCGTACCGGCAGACTTTGTAAGTCATTTACAATGTACCCCAAGTACTGCAACGCTATCATTTCACCGTTCAACAAGTCACCTTATCATGCTGACCTTGAAGATCCGAATGGTACATTTAAAGAAATTCAGGAACAGTTGGACAGAATTGAGAATGGTTCAGACGTAAAGTTTATCATACAGCAAGCCTTGAAACATGCGTGCGTTCAGGGAACTGGATTCTTCATACTATCAACGAGCGACAACAAGATCGTTCCTGAAGTCGTTAGGGATGTTGCTCAAGTCGCTATGGATCCTGGCTGTCAGGATTTGTCAGGTGCAGACGCAGAAGAAGGCGCTATCGTTAACATTATTCCATTGAAAAAAGCAAAAAGAATTTATGGTGACGACATTACAGTAAGAGATGATCGTTACTTGCTGTCTAACTTTGGTGACCAATGGACTTGGGGTAGGGACATGATTCCTGTCGTTTCATACTATAAGATGAACGAAAAGGGTACTGTTTCTTACTACAAAGTATGTGGCGATAAAGTAATTATTGATGGAATCGAGATCCCGACTACACGAATTCCGATCTTCAGAATTTGCTTCAACGAAATCGTTAGAAATAACAAGATTGACTATAACGGAATCGTTGACATGACTGCAGACCTGCAATTTGGAATGAATTTGGGCTATTCTACACTACTAGAAAGAGCAAATAGAACTCCGAAAGCAAACTTTATGATGCCTGCTAAAGCATTGGATGGACTGGACGAATTCTATAAGCGTTTACAAACGAAGGAATCTTTGGTCTGTCTCTATAATGGCGATGTAGCACCGACTCCAATCGTCGAACAGTATCAGACTCAAGACTTAATGGGAACGATCCAAGCCTGCAATGACTTGATGTCAAATACGATTGGCGTTCCTTCTCAGGGCATAAATCCTGCTACTAGAGATCAGACTGCTACAGAGATTCTCGTTCAGCAAAACAATTCTGAAAGCAATCTTGATACTCTCTATAGCAACGCACATGATGCTATTTACCAGATGAATAAGACAATCATCGAGATTCTATGCTGGCAGAATAACATTGAAGAAATGCCTGAGTTTAAGCTCATAAATGGACCACAAGTAATTACCAAGATGATGAAACGTCGTCAGGAATTGCTTGCTATTTCTAACTTGGTTGACGAAAAGACCAAGAAGATCATTGCTAAGGCATACGTTGAGACACTCGATGATGAAGTAAAGACACCGCTTCTAGCTGACATTATTGCTAACACAGAAGACGTTACATTCTTGAGCGACAGTACTGAGAATGAAGATCCTCGTGCTTACGCTACATTGCAGAAGATGAACAATGTCTTGATGGCAACTCAGGATGAACTTGAACGTCAGGTTGCTATCAATGCAGAAATGAAGAAAGAACTTGACCAGTTGAACTTGCAGCTAATCAACGCTAAGGAACAGCACATACTTGAATTGAGAAAGCAAGATCAGGATTACTCTATTGCTAAGGCTAAGTTGAATCTTGATGCTGAAAAGGTTGCTGTAGATGTAGAGTCTAAGGCTGCTGATGCTGATGTTAAACTTCAGACCGAGAATATCAAGTTGGAAAAAGAATTGATGTCACTCGAGAATAAGAAGATGGACATTGCTTCAAAGGCTATGGACCGAGTAACTCAGGCTGGTAACATTGGAGATAATGAAAAGTGAATTGGATCGGATACACCCCATACGAGCAGTTCATGCTAACAGTCTCTAAGACTAATCCAGCATTAGCTGCTCAACAGTCGCAAAGTGAGCAGACATTCAATGTCACTCCTGCGACTGTCCCATACATGAATACTCCACAGCATGCAAGATCTACATTCATACGTCAGATGCGATACTTGCCGACTTCTAATACGGTATTCGTGACATTGGGTAATTCTCAATATTGGTATCCTTGCTCCCAGAGAATGCTTGCTCAATGGTTGACATCCAATTCTCTGGGTAGATACTATAACAATCATGTAAAGGTTAGATAGGAGATTAACATGCACAATCGTAAGACTGTTCGAGATCTTATCGTTGACGCTCTAGACCAAGCAAGAGTGGTCAAACGCAATCAGCCTATTCCTGGTGACATATTCGTTTCGGCATTGATGTTGCTACAGAATAGACTTGCTGAATACGGTAATACGAATTACCTTCAGTTCCTGAGAAAGGAATTGAATTTCATACCAACCAAGGCAGCAATGACAATTGGTGAGTACTTGCTCAAGGATGAAATTGAAGACGTTATCTTGGTTGAGACTGAAGATGAAAAGCCGAATCCCATGACGCTTCAAGATGGCGATAAAGTATTCGTAAAGAATGATCATAAAGGTTATCGCGTAAGACGTAACAGTGGATCATCTTATACATACGTGCCTGTTGATGACGCAGATGT